AACTCGTAACAATAAAGGGGGTAGGGTGTACGGATCAACCAAAACCGGAGTGATGAAGAGAGACCACGGGTACGGCGTGAACATTGATTACGGGGAAGAAACAACGGAGACGGAAAGCGTCGGGCCGTTCTATACTTTCGATCTTGTGAACATTCAACGGAAGAAAGCGAAAGAGACGAGGCGGAAGCGCTTCGACGTTTTCCTCCGGACCATACGGGACGCAGTGGCGATAGCGTGGAAAGCGGGGGCCCGTTGATTATTGAAACCATAAAACAGGTAGCGGAGGCAACGGGGAGCGCGTTCGGGCCTCTCGTAACGATTACAGGGGCGGCCGCTATTTTCGCGGGCCGCTATTTTTGGAAAAGTTTCGGACCTATCCCGAACTATCGGCGGCTATACGTCGTGGGATACGGCTTTTTTCTCCCGAAGCGGTGGCAAGTACACCACATAAACGGGGACCGGAGAGACAACAGGGCCGCGAATCTCGTCGCGGTCCCTTACGGATTACACAGGGCGTACCATTCGAACGAGTTCGCGCTCGGTAAGGTCGAGTTTCTCGTCCGGAACGGGAACGGGGGAGCATTTCAGAAAGCACGAACGGCGGCGGATGAAATGCTCAAGGCGGCGGAGTTTATCGGCCTTTGTTACGAGAACCGGAAAAACGCGGCAAAACTAAAGAGAATCGACGAACTATTCGACGGCCGGAACGATTCGACGCCGGACCGGGACCCGTGGCAAATATGAAAGCGCGGGAATATTTACGACTCCTCGGGGAAATCCCGCGGGGCGTTTTCTTTTTGGCGGTATACGTCCCGGCGTTTCTATTTTACAGGGTACGGCGGGAACTAAAAAGGACAACAGAAAAAGGGGAACAATGAAGCTCGAGCAAATGCAAATAACAGAGACGAAAATCTCGGACCTAATCGGGGCCGATTACAACCCGCGAATACTACTCGCGAAAGAGTTCGACGACCTCCGGGCGTCTCTCGACCGTTTCGGGATAGTAGAACCGGCGGTCGTGAATAGACACCCCGGGCGGGAAAACGTAATAGTCGGGGGACACCAAAGAATAAACGTCGCGCGGGCTCTCGGGCGTGATACATTCCCGGTGGTATTCGTTGACCTCGACGAGGAACACGAAAAGGAGCTAAACGTCCGACTCAATAAAAACGGCGGCCGGTGGGATTTTGATAAGCTCGCGAACCTTTTCGAGCTCGACGACCTCGTCGCGTGGGGATTCGAGGAGGGGGAACTCCTCGGGAGATGCGACGAACTACTCGACGAACTAAACGAGGAGGCAATCGAAGCGGGACCCGGGGCGGAAGCGTCCGACGAACTCCCGGAGGTATCGGAAAACGACGCCGAAGTCGTATCGGTCCGGGGCGATGTTTGGGAGTGCGGCCGTCACCGGGTAATGTGCGGAGACTCGACGGCGTTCGGGGACCTCGAGAAGCTCCTCCCGGAGGGGGAACAAATCGCGACGATATACGCGGACCCTCCTTACGGCATGAAAAAAGAGGCGGACGGGGTAGCAAACGACAACCTCAACGACGACGACCTCCTCTCGTTCAACGTCGAGTGGTGGCGGACATTCCGGGCCCGGGCAAAACAAAACGCAAACGCGGTAATATTTGGGAACGCTCGCGTATTATGGAAATGGTGGTACTATCCGGAGATCGGCCTCGAGGCGTCGGAGCCGTTGACATTCAAAAACGAGATCGTATGGGCGAAAGGCTCCGCGCAGGGGAGAGGGTCGGACCTCGAAATCTCATTCCCGAACCAAACGGAGAGGGCTCTATTTTTCAACCTCGGGAAATTCGTTTCCGCTATCTCTCGAGACAGTTCGGAATATTTCGAGGAGTGGGAGCCGCTCCGGTTATACTTCGCGGGAGAGGCGGACCGCTCCGGGCTTTCGGGGAAAAAATTCGACGAGCTCTCGAAAACAAACGGGATGCTCGGACACTATACGGGCCGTTCTCAGTGGTCATTCCCGACGCGGGAAAAATACGCGGTTCTCGATGAGTTCGGCGGCGGGGAATATTTCACGCGATCTTTCGACGACCTCCTCCGGGAATACAATCGAGCCCGGGCCGCGGTCGACGCTAAACTCGAGGAGCTCCGGGGCTACTTTTGTTTGAACAACGACGCCGAACTCGACGACGTTCTCCGGGTCCCGGGAGTACAGGGAGACGAGAGACACGGACACGCGACGCCGAAACCGGTCGAGCTAAACAAAAAAATACTCAAGACGATTACAAAGCCGGGGACGATAGTCGCGGAACCTTTCGGGGGCTCCGGGGCAACTCTCGCGGCGTGCGAAGAGCTCGGATTCGCCTCCCGTACTATGGAAATAGAACCGCGGTGGGTAGACGTTATCGTCCGGCGGTGGCAAAAGCAAACAGGGCGGGCGGCATTTCACGCGGAGACGGGGAAACCTTTCGACGAATACGAACCGGGGCGGGAGTAATGCAGGTGCAAAGATTAGGGGCGGCGGCTATTCTTTTTTTTGTTCTAGGGTTTACAGCAGGGACGGCGGAAAGCCTCAAAGGGTACGCCGCTTTTGTTGTTCTCGGGGTTTATTCGTGGAAATGGCTCGACAACGCAATAGAACAGATTAGGAAAGAGCGGGGCAAATGAACGGCCCGCGGGACATTCTCGAGGCTCTCGGGTTTTATGGCGTCGAACCGTCGAGAACTATCCCGCCGCCGAACCCGGGCACAAGTTCGCGGAGCTCAAGTAATCGGAGCGAAGCTCCTCGCGGGTTTTCGTTTTTCAACAGATCGGGTAAAAATGGCGGAAAGTAAGAAGAAAAAAGGAAAGCCGAAAGCGGTCGGGGCGGGAGCTCAAAGGCAATACACGCCGGAGACTCTCGTCGAGATCGAGAACGCGGTATCTAACGGAGCCCAAACGGGCCCCGCTATCGCCGCCGCAATTGGAGTAACGCCACAGGCTTTCAACAATCATAGGTACCGAAAAACGAGCCCGGAGACGACAGAGAGAGCCGATGCAATCGAGAGGGCTATAAAAAGGGGACAAAGCCGCCGCCGCGAGTCGATCAAGTCGACCGCGGAGGACGCTCTCCTCAAACTTATAAAAGGCTTTGAACTCACGGACGAAATAGAGGAGGTCCGGAAGAAAACAGCGGCCCGGCCGAAAGGGTGGAAACCCGGAGACCCGGAGCCGTCGGAAGAGGTAAACGTCTACAAACGGCGGACCATCAAGAGATACGGCCCGAACGTCACGGCCGTTCTTTTTGCTCTCGTCAACAGTGACCCGGAGAGATGGCAGAGTATTTACTCCCGGAGCAATGCGGACGACGTGAACGAAAACGAAAACCGCGGAACTATTGCAAATTGGATGCGGCAACAAGTCGAAGCGGGCGCGAGAATGAACTCGAAACGAAACGGCGGCGGGGAATGATACCAACGGACCTACAACTCGAAAGCCTCGAGAGTGCAAACGCGCGTCTAAATATTTGGCACGGGCCCGTTAGATCGGGGAAAACTATCGGGGCAAATATCCGGTGGGTGAAATTCCTTTTAGGGCTCGACAAACACGACTACCCCGGAAGCGGGGCGCTTTTTATCGCGGGCGTATCGGTCGGGTCGGCTCTCCGGAACGTCGTCGAACCATTGCGCGAAATGCTCGGGGAAGAGTGCAAATATATTCCCTCTCGGTCTATCGTCCGAATATTGGGGCACGACGTTTACCTATTCGGGGCGGCGTCGGAGGGGTCGGAGAAACTTATCCGGGGGCTAACGTGCGCGGGCGCTCTACTCGACGAGGTAACACTCCTCAACAAATCATTTTTTATGCAAACGCTCGCGCGTCTCTCAGTGAAGGGCGCGAAGCTATTCGGGGCAACGAACCCCGACAGTCCGAAACATTGGCTGAAGGCCGATTTTCTCGACAAAAAAGCGGATCACAATCTCAAAGAGTATCTTTTCCCGCTCACAGCAAACACCTATCTCGACCCGGAGTACGTCGCGGCGCTATCTCGGGAGTATACCGGAATGTGGAGGGCTCGAAATATCGAGGGGAAATGGGTCGCGGCCGACGGTCTCGTTTATGAGGGATTCGAGGAGCGGGCGCCGTTCGTTATTCCACAGGCCCCGGCGGCGGCAACCTCTTACTATATCACGGTCGATTATGGTATTCAAAACCCGACCGTTTTTCTTTTGATTGGTCGAAACCGTTTGACCTCTCCGCGTATATGGTGCGAGCGGGAGTATTACCACAGCGGCCGCGAGACAAAAATCCTAAAAACGGACAAAGAACTCGCGGACGACCTTTACGAGTGGGCCGGGAGTTCGGTCCGTTCGAAGCTCCTCGGGATAGTCGTCGACCCGTCGGCGTCCTCTTTCATTGAGGAACTAAAGCGGCGGGGCCTCCCGGTAATGAAAGCGGAAAATGAGGTACTCCCGGGAATACAACGACAGGCGCGGGCGCTTTTTGCCGGAGATTACGCGATTTGTCGAGAGTGCCGGAAAACTATCGAGGAGTATTTTCTCTACCGGTTCGACTCGAAAGGGGTCCTGCTTGGTAAGGATATAGTGGTCAAAGACGCGGACCATACAAAAGACGCGGAGAGATATTATTTTAACACAGTAGAACACGGGCGGGGGATCGATTACGACCTATTCGCCGGAGACTAAACAGAAAGGGCCGGGAATGAGAAAACGGATAACGAACCAACAACAGAACTTCGACGGGTGGGTCAATCTTTTTACCTTACTTGGTACGGAAAAAGACAGCAAAACGATGACGAAATTCGAGCCGGGCCGCTCTCTTACGGAGCAAGAGTGCGCGGACGTTTACGCGGAGAACGGAGTCTGCCGCCGAATTATTGAGGCATTCCCGAAACATGGAACCCGCCGTTGGATTGACCTCGAGAACGACGACGACGACCGGTTCGGGAAAGAACTCCGGAGAATCGGGGCAAAAGCCGCATTTAGAGAGGCGGGAATCGAGGCCCGGACGTTTGGCGGGGCATATATCGCGATTTATACGGACGGATCCGCGGAACTAAACGAGCCGCTCGACCTATCAAAAGCGGTAACCGTTGACGAGCTCGAAGTTTTCGGGAGATTCGACGCGAAACCGGTCTCGAGATACGGCCCGGACACCGGGAAAAAATCCGGGCGGCCGGAGCTCCTCGAGTGCTATCGGTGGGACGGTTCACACGCGACAATACACGAAAGCCGCCTCCTCTATTTCGACGGGGCTCGAGCAACGGCCCGCCGCCGCAAATTGAACGACGGGTACGGCGATTCTGTTCTCTCCTCTATTTACGAGTCGGCCCGCTCTTACGGCGCGTCTCTCGGGTATATTGAGACCCTTATACAATCTTACGACGTCCCGGTCCTAAACGTGGAGGGCCTCGCGGCTCAAATAGCCGGGGGCAACGAGGACCGAATAAAAAAGCGGTTTTCGTTTCTCAATCTCGGGCGCTCACTTTTAAATATGGTGATACTCGACAAAGATGAGAAATACACGCGGGGCGCCGCCTCTCTTACCTCAATTCCGGAAGTGATCGACCGTTTCGCCTCGAAACTATCGGCCGACTCGGGCGTCCCGGTTAAAATTCTCATGGGCTCGAGCCCCGCCGGTCTACAATCGACAGGGGACGCCGATATCCGTTCGTTTTATGATGAAATAGCCGACTTTCAAGTCGAGCAATTTGAGCCGAATCTCGACAAATTACTCGCGGTTATCGAGACGGCTATCCCGCTTTTGTCGGCGGACCGTCCTCCCGTGGTAAAATGGCGGCCTCTTTGGGAACCGTCGGAAAAAGAAGCGGCGGAGACCCGGAAAATACAGGGAGATACGGACGGCCTTTATATCGACAAAGGCGTCGTGACTCCGGAGGAAATCCGGGAAAATCGGTTCGTCAATGGCGGCGGCTTAAATACGGCCGTTGAAAGTGTGGAACTCGACGACATGGACGACGCGGACGCGCTCGAAGAACAAAAGAAAAACGGGGGCGAATAGTGAAAGCTCCGGCGATGCTCTACCCGACATTGATCGAGAAACAATTCGCGAACGACTCAGAACAATTCGGGGACGCTCTCCGGGCGTATGTTCTCGAGGAGTTCGTCCCGGAGCTCCGGGGAATAGCGGCCCGCGTGGAACGGGAGCGAACGGACGACGCGAACCTCCCGGGCGACGGGCATTGGTCGAGCGATATACAAAGAGCTCTCCGGAGACTAAAGAACAAAGCCGACGAGATAGCGGCAACCTCGGAACCTCTCGCGGACGCGGCGTCGTTCAAGGTCGAACAATGGACAAACAAGGAAATTTTGAAGCTCGAGAAGCTCCTCCCGGCCGATTACCTCGCGGCGAATAAAACCGGGTACAACCCGGAGAACATACGGAACAGCCTCCGGAAAGCGTGGTCCAAAAATTACGCGGGACTAATAACCGCGGTAACGGACGAAACGGTCGCGAAGGTCGGCCGCATTGTATACGAGGGATTCGCGGTGGGGGAGAGTTACAAGTCGATAGAGAAAAAAATTATTTCCGGGGGGCCTATTGAGGCGCTAAAAAATCCGCCATTCAATACGGCCCGGAAGCGGTCGCGATTGATAGCCCGGGACCAAATCGGGAAACTTAACGGGAAACTAATCGAGAAGCGACAAACACAGCTCGGGATAGATTCGTATATTTGGCGGACCTCTCTCGACGAGCGCGTCCGGGGGAACCCGTCCGGGCGCTATCCGAACGCGGTCCCGTCTCATTATGGCCGGGAGGGGAAGGTCTACAAATGGGACACCCCGCCGGAGGGAGGACACCCCGGGGAGGCTATTTTGTGCAGATGTACGGCGGAGCCATATATCGAGGGAGTAACGGGGGAACAGGGGGCCGCGGGAGTGACCGGGAAAACTATCGGACCGGCTCAAAGCCTCGGGGCTAAAATCGAGAATCTCAGAACAGCGGCGGCGGCGGCTCTCAATCTCGCGAGCAATACGGCCGGTGAAGCTATCCGGGCTCTCTCGACAGCGGAAACGGCCGCGAAGGAACTCGAGGACCTCGTCGACGGAATAGTCGGGATAGAGGACGAACTCGACGAGCTCGCAAAGAAAGCCGCGACAGTGAAGCTGAACGAGAAACTAAAGCAAGCGGAAGCGGCGAAAGCGGCGGCGGCGGGGCTCTCCGGGAAAGCTCAAAAGGCGAAAGCGGCGGCGGAAAAGGTGAACAGCGCGAAAGCGGCCGGGCCCGCGGCAAAAGCACAAGCGGCGGCGGCATTGTCTCACGTCGAAAACATCGAGAAAACCCTCGAGGCTCTCGACAATGTTCTCGCAAAAGCGGTGGCGGCAAAAGCGGCGGCGGAGGATAAACTCGCGAAAGCTCTCGCAATCAAAAAAGCAAAAGCGGCGGCGCTCGAGGAGGCGGAGGACCTCGTCGATGGGCTCGAGGGAGTCGACGCGGCTATCGTAAAAAGTAAATTCACAAAGGGAGAGTTCGACGCCGACGGGGAGGCGTTCGCCAAAAACATAAAAGCCGAAGCGGCCGCCGTTCTCTCGAAACTGAAAAAGGGGGGCGCCGCTTTTCAAAAGGCCGAAAGCATGATCAAGGACGCCGACTATTATCTCGCGGCGAAGCTCAAGAGCGAAGCGGCAAAACTCGCGGCGCTATCAACAGCGAACACAACAGCGGACGCGGCTCTCGCGAGTAAATACGGGGTAAACGCCGCCGGGATAAAAGCGGTCGACGCGAGCGAATGGACGTACAAAAGCCCAAAACAGGGGTCGAACCCCGGGGGAATTTACGAGGACAAAGCCGGGGCCCGTTATATTGTAAAAGTTATGGACGAGGAACACGCTATAAACGAGCTCCTCGCGTCGAAACTCTACAAAGCGGCGGGCGTTCACACTTCCGACATGATGCTCGTCGAGGGCGTGAACTACAACGGGAAACCGACGAGGGCTCTCGCGGGCCGGTGGATCGACGGTTTAGAGTCGGGCGTCTCAGAACTCAAAAGCGCGAAAACGGGGCCGGGCGGCTTTATTGACGGCGCGGGTGTCGATATGTGGCTCGCGAATTGGGATTCCGTCGGGCTCACTATGGACAACATACTCAAGGACACAGCCGGGAACCTCGTCCGAATTGACGTAGGGGCCGCGATGAAATTCCGGGCGCAAGGTCAAAAGAAACCATTCGAGGCCGGAAAGGTCCCGGAGCTCGAAACGTACCTAAACGGGGTAAACGACCAAATAACACCGATTTTGTCGAAATATAGCGCGGACGATATAACCCGGAGTCTCGAGAAAGTCGCGAATTTTACGGACGAAACTATCGACGACATTCTCGACACAGTGTGGAAAGGTTCGACGCTCCCGGATAAAACGCGGGAGGAGTACCGGGAAGCGCTCAAAGGGCGCCGGGACGTAATTCGGGCCGAATGGGAGAAAAGAGACGGACCGAAGCTCTCCGGGGCGGCTCTCCCGGGGGCGATAAAAGGGAAAGCCCCGAAACCGTTCGACCCGTTCGACGATTACAAACCCGGTGACGCGGTCCCGTTCCTATCTCCGGAAAAGTCGGACCATTTCCTCGCGAAGTACAAGAGCAACGGGAAAACGACGATGAAAAACGCGCTCGAAGCGAACGGGCTCGAGTCGGACAAAAATCTCGTAACCTATCCGGACGACGTTATCGAGGACGTCAAAGAATGGATGACAAAAGCGGACAAAGCTATCGAGGGCGGCGGGCCATTCCCGAAACCGCTCGACCTAAACGCCATAAGTAAAAAGATAAAAGCGGCGGAGGACGCGAAAATCGCCGCGGCAAAACTCGCGAACAAAGCAACGGCGGAGGGATTAAACAAAATGGCCGCCGATTCTTACGTCAAGGCCGACGAACTCCTCGAGAAAGCTATCGACGAGCTATACACGGTGGAAAAATCCGACTTTTTGACAGTGAAGAACAACGCGGAGAAAGCTCTCGCAATTGCAACGGACGCGAAAGAAACGGCGGAGAAAGCCGCGAAGCTAGGGTACGAAGAAAAGGCGGTAATTCAAGAGCTACAGCAGGTGATAGACAACGCGGAGGCGGTCCTCTCCTCTCCGGAGTATATCGCAATCAAAAAGAAAGCGGGCGGAGACACCTCGGCAAAAGCCCGTACTATAGGGGCCATAACGGCAAAGGAAAAAGAGGAGCGCCGGAAAGAACTCGGGAGGGACAACACAAACCCGGCCGCCGCTTTCGTTTTACAGGAGGGGAAACCGCTCGCGCAAACTGCAGAGGGCTTTCGGATAGTATTCGCGGACGACAAAAAGTACGCGAAAGACCTCGTCGACGCCGGGGTACAAGGGGCCGACGGTTATCAGTTGAACCGCGGAGACGGGAAAAAAAGGTGGGTCTCTATGGTGAAAAAGAAAATAGAAGGGCCGTGGACAAAGGGGTCGAACCGCGACTATTTGGAACGCGATGGCGTCCCGTGGGATAAATACGGAACAGAGAAGGACGCGCACGAGGTTTTGAGAGATTACACCGGCGGGTCGTATGGCAGTAGAAACAACTATTTACGCGGAATATCAAACCCGAACCCGCTCACGGCCGCAAAGCTCGACAGGGAGCATAAAGCCGCGGCGGAGCTAATAAGGCAACACACGGTAAAGGAGCCGCTCGTCGTTTGGCGCGGAGGAGATACGGCTTTCCTTAATAGTTTACTAAAACAAAGCGGGAAAAAGCTCGAGGACCTCGTCGGGACGGTTTACACCGAACACGCCTTTATGAGTACAACGACGACACACCGGGTAGCGTTCGAAGGGGGGACACTTTTCCGCCTCAATGTGCCTAAAGGGGCGAAAGCTATCCCGGCCCGACATATTTCGCAAATAACGGGAGAGGACGAAATAATATTCCCGCCGACGACGCGGTTTTATATTTCGGATATTCAAAACATCGACTCGAGCCATGTATTGCACAACGGGCGGCACAATCGAGTAATAACGGTCGAAATTTTACCGGAGGAGTAAGGGATATGGAAAGGGAAAACACGGGGGAGATACTCGACGAGTCGGGCCTCTCGCAATGTTTATTTTGTACACGATGGACCGGGCGGGGAACGTGCGAAGCCTATCCGGGGGAACCGTTCAAAGTGCCGGTGGTTATTCTCGCGAATAAACACGATCACCGGGACGCCTATCCGGGGGACGGCGGTCTCCTATTTTCTCCGGCGAATAGAGAAAGCGCGATAAAACAGGACAAAGCCGTCGAACGGGCTCGAGTCGGGTCGATTACTTTTAGAGGGGGGAAATAGTGGCGAACGAGGAAAAACAAGAGGACGGGTTCACGGTAAGGACTCTCGGGGAGGCGGTCGGCCGGGCGGTCGGACAATACGCGGCGGAACGATTGACGGGGCGAATAGTGGTGACAATAGACCTGCGGGACGGCGGAATCGGCCGGGCCGGGATTGAGGTATCGAGCAAGCTCCGGCCATAAAAACGGGAGGTTTTAGGCGAAACAATACATAAAAATTAGGAGCGGGAAAAATATTTCTCGCTTTTTTATTGTTTTAGTGTTATATTTTAGAATGTAACAACGAAGGACAGCCCGAAGGGCAAAACAAAGGTGGACCAAATGGAACAAATCAAAGCAGTAGCGACAGTCAAAACAACAAAAGCAGGGGAAACGGTTTATCATTACGCGGTAGCACTCCCGGCAATGACAGCGGACGACGGCGAAGAAATGGCCGCTGTCGAATCAACTCGCAAAACTGACAACAAGTACAGCCACGTTGTATTGTGGAATAGTAAAAGAGGCGTCCCGGTCGTTTGTGGATATACGAACGACGCGGCCGGATATATTGCCCGGACTCTCTCAGAGGACAACCGCCTCCGGAAAATGTACAAAAAGGAGCCATTAACAGCGGCGGACCATTGTCTCCGGGCGGTCGCGATTGAGTTCGTAGAAGCTCCGGTAAAAGCTCCGAAAACAGCAAAAGCAAAAGCGGAAGCGGCTCCGGTTATCGAAGCGGCTCCGGCTATCGAAGAAACCCCGGCCCCGGTAGCTCTCGAAGCGGCTCCGGTCGCTCCGGTTGTCCCGACAGCGGCGGAGGCGAATCTCGACGGTTTTGTCGTCGAGATCGACAGAACCACCGGCGTTTGTTTTATCTCCGGGGGGAAGTACAACGCGGAGAAAGCGCTCACTATTATTCACCGAAACGATTGGTGGCTCCGAAACATCGGGGAGGACGTCCTCGACCTTATCGCGACGGTGAACAATAGCGATATACACGGCCGCGAGTTCAAAGAGGCGGCCTATCAACTCCTTAAAATTTGCCAACCGGAAGAACAGGCGGCCGCCGCAATCGCGACAACGGACGAGGAGGAAAGCGTCCTGCGTCAACTCTCATACGTTCACGGATTCACGTCGACACCGGAGGAGACTCCGGAGCCAAACGTCGAGAAACTTATCCGGGCCGCATTTTTGAACGGGAGACAGCGCGGGAGAACCGCCGGGAAAGAATAACAGCAACGGCCCCGGGGGGAACTCTCCCGGGGAGACTTGAAAGCCCGAAGGGCAAAACGAAAGGGGCCAAAAATGGCAAAGATATTTTTCACAAACGGGGCGGAGATCGAGGTCGACCTCGCGCCGAAATTTAAGGCCGGGGAGATTCTCCCGATATTACAGGGGCTTTTGGGCGGCTATATCCAAATAGCAACGGCGGTCGATACGGACGCCGGGACCGTCCTCGTAATTGTGAACGAGGACGGGCTCGCGCTCGGGCTCGATCAAAACGCGCGGTTCCCTCAGTACGTCGGAACAGTGGTAACGGTTATCGACGGCGTCGAGATAGACTAACAAGACAGGCCCGGGGAGGTCCCGGGCCAAAACGTAGAACGAGGAGAAAAAAAAATGGACAAAATGCCGAAAGAACTCGAAAGAATTATTCACGCGAAAATCGAGCGCGAACTCCGCAAAAATGACACAAGAGCGGGACAACTAACGGACGCGGAAAAGGCCGCATGGCTCGAGGTTCAAGAGCTCGCGGACGCCTCCCGACAAATCCGGGAGAAGCTCAAGACGAAACAACGCCTATTTTGGGCCATTCTCGAGAGTCGTCTCGAGATATACGACAAAAATCTCCATTTGGACGAGAAAACGGGGGAGGTTTTCGTCTCCGGGAAACGAACCCGCGAAGAGGTCGAGACAGCGGTCCGGGAGGCTCTCAAAGGGACGCCGCTCGAGGGAGCCGCAGAGAATTTCAGTTTTGACGTTTTCGGGGACGACGAGGAGGCCCGCGAGTGATTAAATATGAAGTTTTTCAAGACGGGTCGGAGTGGATAGCCCGGTCCCAAAATGGCAAAGAGGCCAAAGGGAACACAGCGGCGGAGGCTCTCGAGAATCTCGTCCGGGAGGAGATAATCGAGTACAACCTCGCGACGGGGAGAACGTGCGATAAATGCGAAAACTCGACACAGGACGCCGGGGGGAATTTCTCTTGCACTCTCGACGAACTATTCGACGACGAGGGGGAGCAAGTAGCCCCGGGCCATACTTGCGAGGGGTATCTCGGGTGGTAAAAGAGACAGCAATACAAAAACCGGAGGGCTTTCGGGAAATATGGCGGCGCTCTCCGCTTTTGCGGCAGGATTATTGGGTCTCAAATTTGGGTCGCCTCCGGAGGACGACAGGGGCGGGGGCGGCCCCAAAGGGTGGCGGGCCGATTCTCACGGGGAAAAAGGGGCGGGAAAGTCGATTTTGTACAAAGTAATGAACCCCGAAGGGAAGAAAAAACAATTTACGGCCGGGCGCCTCGTCGCGTCGGCCTTTTTGGGGTACACGGGGCCGGGAAACCGGGTCGTATATCTTGACGGGGACGCGGAGAACCTCCGGCCGGAAAATCTCAAGATAGCCGCCTCCGCGAGCGAAGCTATCCGGGAGCAACGGGCACGACTACCCCGGGCCATTGCCTCGAGTTTCACCGGGGAGCCGTATATCCGGACAGAGAACACTCCGGCGGGGGAACGGTTCTCGGTTTATTTGGGCATGAGGTACGAACGGTTCAAGAAGTACGGGGGACAATGGGAGACCCTCGAAAAGGCGGTTATCGAGCGGGACCGGCTCGTCGATAGATACGAAGCGGCGATAATGATCGCGGAGAAAAATATCATAACGATAAAATAAATTTGACATTTCGCGCTCTCAGTGTTATATTTCAAAATGTAACAAGTAACGGACACCCCGCCGGGGAAAACAAAGGACTAAAAAATGATTCAAGAACTCAAAGCGGCGAACCTCACAACAGCTCAAAAGATCAACCTCGGAAAATCTCGCGCTCGTCAAGTATGGGGGGAGGCGATTCTCGCGGAACCGCGCTTCGCTTTCGAGCTCTCTCTCGCGGTTAAATTCGATAACGTACTCGACTTTTTGAAAAATAGCCGCGTCGGGCAACCGGCGGACGAGCGTTTCGCCTCACGTCGTCAGCGCATCTATTTTTGGACTCTCGCGAATACTATCAACTAAAAAACAAACAGGCCCGGAGGCGAAAGTCTCCCGGGCCTTTTCTATTGACACCCCGAAGGGGGAAACGAAAGGCGGCCAAAATGGCACGAGAAAAAGAGTTCGACCTCGACGCGGCTATCGCGGAGACGGTTCGGAAATTTACGGCGGGGGATTGTTTTCTCCTCGCGTCAAAAGTGAAAGCCTCGAAAGGTCTCGTTTGTAAGCGATTCTTTACGGGAGAGGACGCGGCGGAGGGCCTCCGGGCGTCTCGCGTTGGTCTATCGGTCGGCCGCGTGGAGTGGTCCGGCGTTTGGATTGTACCGGCGGACAAACGCGACGGCGTCGCAGATCAATTCGAACACAAAAACGAGATACCGGTCGAGGGCCTCGTCGCTTTTGCCTCTCGAGCAATCGGGGCCGATAGCGTGGACCATTACCGGGCATTTAATCGCCTTTTCCCTTTCGACGCTCGAGACCTCGCGACCGGGCCTCTTATCGCGACGAAAAAGGGAAAGGAGTCTTGGGAGTTTCTCCGGGTCGGCCATAACAAAACAACGGAAGCGCTCGAGACCATGAAAGCTATACACCGGGGGGAGAGTTTCGGGGAGATTATCGTCGCGGCGGGTCCGGACGGCGAACGGGTCCGGGGAATGATCGCGGACGGGCAAATCGAGCGGGCTCGAGATGTTTCGATTTATTGGGGGACAACTCCGGACCCTCGAGGGAAAGCTCTCGCAATGTATCAAGGCGGCGAACAATGATCCGCGGGGAGCTCCTTATATTGGGAGAAAAGTCGAACGAGTTTTCGGACCGGACCGCCGGGGCGTTGTGGATTACAGAAAAGGCCGCGCTCGAAAATGGGTGGGACGTGATTAGGGCCGATTATGGCGAAGATTGGGCCGGGCTTTACGGCCCCGGGATTGAATACTCCCCGGTTTTAATGGTTTTAAAAATAGAAGGGACTCCGGTCGGAATCTCGATAGCGTGTAGGGGCTCGAATAATGGGAAAAAGTAGTATTTTGTATTTTGTGAACGACGGGCCGGACGAGTCTCATGTTTTTTGGGAGTCGTCGCAATTCGGGACCCTAAAAGAGGCCCGGGAGTATATCCAAACGCTCGCGGCGGGGCGTTGGTATCGCCTCGAGAGGCACGATTACAGCAATGTAAAACCGTTCGCCGTTTCAACCCCGGAGAACGTCCGGACAATTGAAGGGCCAAAAGAGAAAAAAAACGACGAGGAGGTCGGGAAATGAATCGAGAAAACAAAACAATCGTAACAATTGCCGGGAAAGAATACAACGCGACCGGCTTTCAAATCAACGCGCCTCACTTTATGGCCGGGCCGCAATGGCTCAAGACTCCGGGACGGATCGCGGTCGCGGTCGTTCACTCAAAGAGAACAGAAAACGCGCTTTATTTTGGAACGGGGGCCGCAAATGGTCGGTAAATTATGGCATTGTGATTTGGAAACCGGCGGACTCAACCCGCGGACCTCCGCAATAGTGCAGGTCGCTTGTATCATGGAAATAGACGGCGAAAAAGTCGGCCGGTTCTCCTCTTTGGTTCGGCCATTCCCGGGGCTCGAATGTACGGACGAGGCTCTCGCTATTTCGGGAATACAACGCGCGGACCTCGAAGGGGCTCCGGACGAGAAACGAGTATTTTCGGAAATGTTCGCTTGGCTTTCGGCTTATGTTTCGAAGTTCGACAAAGCCGACAAAGCAATTTTTACAGGGTACAACTCGCAGTTCGACGACGGATTCGTCCGGGCCGCTTGCGACCGTCACGGGGAGAAATACCTCGGGTCTTGGAAATGGCCCGACGTTTACGACGTCCGGGGAGCCGCGGCGCTCTATTGTCTCCCGTATCGCCATTGGCTCCCGGACTTTCAACTCGGGACCGTTTCGGAGTTCCTCCTCCGGGATTACGACAGCCCGGAAATGATCGCAACGACGGTAGCGCGGGCGCTTGGTATTCCCGGAACAGGTCTGCACGACGCGCGGGTCGATATTGAGCTCTCGAGGCTTTTATTTCATAAGGTCCGACAGCCGTTTCAATTCCGAATATCTCGGGAGGAGCTCGAGAGACGCCTCGAGCACGTTCGCGAGTTCAAAGAGGCGAAAGGGGGCCAAAAATGAGCGGCCTCCCGTGGACAAAGGAGCTAAAACAGATCGCCGCGGAGATCGAGACCAAACGAGACCCCGAAACGGCGGCGGACATTGTTCGAGACCTCGCGAGACAGGTCCGGGAGTTATCGGCGGGGACCGGCCGGGAGTTATCGGCCGCGCGGGAAATGCTCGACGAGCTCCGGGCGCTCTTTGGTCAGTACAAGTTCGAAACGGCGGGGAAAATCGAAGAGCTCGAGGGGAATCTCGAAGAACAGCGGACGTATATCTCCGCGCTCGATGACTCTCTCCTCCGGCCGGACGGGGAGGCCGCGAGGTTTTGGGCTCAAAGCATACGAGAAGAAAGGGCGGCGGAGAATGGGTAATTTTTTAGACGTTGACGCGATCAAAAGCCGACAGAGACCGGCGGCATATTTCCCACTAAAGCGGAAGTGGTTCGAAGAGATCAAAGCCGGGACAAAAACAGAGGAGTACAGGGAAAAAACACAGCGAAGAGCGGCTCAGCTCGCGAAGCTCGTCCCGGGGGACGTGATCGAGTTTTCTCTCGGCTATCCCAAAAAGGACGACAAAGAGCGGAGAATACAAAAGCGTTTTCTATCGGTCGAGAGTCGAACCATTGAGCACGAGGAGTTCGGCGGGGAGAGTCTCGAGGTTTTCGCGATACTATTCGAGAACATACCGGAAACGGCGGGCCGCGCGGAGTTTTCTATATAGCGGGGGGCAAAAGGAAAGGAACCTAACAACGAGACAGCCCCGACAGCAACTAAAACGAGGCCCGGAGATAGTTCGACACTGCTCCGGGCTTTTTGCGTCTCAAAACAACTCGTTTGAGCGGTCGGCCCTCCGGCCTCGCGTATAGTATTAAACAAATTAAAAAACAAATACAATACAATAGCAGTAACACTACACGTTCATGCTTTGCAAAGGTTCGCGATTGCTTTCGCTTTGCTCTCTTTTCGTTTTGCAATTGATAAGCAAATGCAAAGCAATTGCAAAGCAAAAGAAGTTCAAAGATACCGCTCCGCTTTTTTTATTTGACAAAAAAACGAAAATAGTCGTATATTTTAACTCGAAAGCTATCCCGGTTCAAATAGTAGGAAACGGAAGAGGCGGACAAATGCGGAAAAATTCGACCTCCTCGTCGGGTCCCCGCTTTTGGCCGCCTCTTTTTTTATGTAGGAGAAAACGTGAAACGATACGACAGCGCGGAAATTATCGGAAAAGTAGAACTAACGCCGGAGGGGTATATCCGGGCGAAAGCCGTCGTCACTCGCGCCGGTACATTCCGATATAAAAACAAAGACGGGTCCGTCCGCGTGGAGCTCCGGAGAACCGACGAGGTATTCCGCGACGAGACCCTCGAATCTCTAAAAATGATACCAATCACAATTGGACACCCCGAAGAGTTCGTAAACGCTAAAAACGCGAAAGCGCTCGCAAAGGGATTTACCGGGGAAACCGTCGAACAACGCGGGGACGAGTGCCTCGTCTCAATATTGGTAACTCACGACGACGCTATCCGGGCTATTCAAAACGGCCGCCGGGAGCTCTCTCTCGGTTACGACGTCGCAATCGACCCGACTCCGGGGACATATAAGGGCGAACGATACGACAGCGAACAAACGGAAATTGTATATAATCACCTCGCAATAGTTGACCGGGCCCGGGCGGGCTCTCGGGCTTGTCTACGTTTCGACGCGGACGACGCCTATCGGGTCGACGAAAGCGAACAACTCGAAAGAGGAAAAACGATGAAAATCGAAATTAACGGCGTTTTTGTCGAAGTTGACGACGCGGTCGGGTCGGCGTATCTCGCGCAAGCGAAACGCGCGGACGATGCGGAAACGAAAGCCGACGCGGCGAACACCGAAAAGGAAAAAGCCGAAGCGGCGGCGGACGATGCAAAAGCAAAAGCGGAAGCGGCGGAAAAACGCGCCGACTCTATGGACGCGGTAGACGCTATCGTCGAAAAACGTGTGCGCCTCCGGACCATTGCGGCTAAAGTAATGGACGCGGACGACCTCGCAAAACTTAACGTGAAGGACGAACGCGCTCAAATGATCGCGATTATCGCAAAACGTAACGACGGATTTACCGGCGAAGGCAAAAGCGACGAATATCTCGCGGCTCGTATCGATCTTATCGACGAGGAGAAACCGGCAAAACAGGAACCGGCAAAACAGGCCGGACAATTCCGCAAAGACGGCGACGACGAACAACGACACGACGCGGCCGACATGGCGGCGGCGTACAATCGACAGTTTACACAGTACAACCACAAAACAGAACAGAAGTAAGGCGGGGAAAAATGAATCTATTCACGAATACTTACGCGGCGGAAATGGCCCCCTATTCTCCGGGCCAAAAATTCGACATTGGATTCGATCATGTAGAGACCGGAATCGCGGCGGAAGCGCTCAACTTTGGTGAAGCGGCCGTAAAAAACAGCGGCGACAACCGAATCAAAAAACCGGCGGCAAGCGGCGATAAATTCCGCGGAATCGTTCTCAAGTCTCACACGGTCGAAACCGGGAAAGGGTACGCAATAAACGACCCCGTACCCGTATTGAGACAGGGCCGCGCGTCGGTTACTACATCGGGCGCAGTGGCAGTCGACGCGGTAGCATACGCGGACGTATCGGCGCCGGGGAACTTCACAGCGACAGCGACCGGAAATATCGCAACGGGCGGTGTTTTCCGTTCGGACGTTACCGCAGTTGGCGGCGGCGTTGCAATTCTTGAAATTAACCTTCCGTAACAAAGAAAGCGGGCCAAAATGAAACCGGATAAAATCCAAACACAGCACCTCGACGCGAACGAAACCGCGCATTTTGAGGAACAGCTCAAGTACGTAAAAACCGAAACATACGACCGACTCTATCCGGAGTACGGCCTTTTTGCGGGCGGTTATTTCCCTATTTCTTACGACGTACCGGACACCGCGACGAGTATCGAGGTTCGCTCTTTTGACCGGACCGGAATCGCATCGATTATTTCGGACTTTTCCGACGACTTACCACGCGCCGACATCATGGGAAAATCAGACACAGTTCCGGTTCGTCCTCTCGGGTCGTCTTATGGTTACAGCGTCGACGAGGCTCGAATCTCCGCGAAGATTGGCTCGAAGCTCGACGCGAGAAAAGCCGAAGCGGCGAAACAGTCAATTTTTGCGCGTATGAATGACATTATGTTCAAGGCTCGACCGGACACCCACGCGAAAATGACGGGTATTTTGTACACCTCGGGAATACCGGTAACAGTTCTGCCGAACAACGCGGCCGGAACCTCGAAAAAGTGGGCCGACAAAACAGCCGACGAAATGCTCGCGGACCTTAAAACCATGAGTCAAGCGTCTTGGAAACTTACGAACGGTATCGAGAGACCGGACACGGTTCTCCTCCCTCTCGAGGCTTACGGAGAATGTTCGACCCGTCCTCGTTCAACTCAGAGCGACACGACCGTCCTCGAGTTTTTCCTTAAAACCTCGCCGTATATTACGCGCGTTGGTACTATCCCGGAACTCGACAGCGTGACCCCTCGTCCGTCGGGCGTCGCGGGCTCGAGTTCGGTCGCTCTTGTTTACAAGAACGACAAAAATAAATTTGCTTTTGAAATTACAAAGCAGTTTGAACAGTTCCCGGCTCAAGAGCGGGGCCTCGAGTACGTTATCCCATGTTTGGCGAAAACCGCGGGCCCGGTGGTATACTACCCGCTTTCGATCACAATTTGGGAAGGTCTCTAAGAACCTCCGGGGCTAAAACCCCAAAAAGCGGGCCTCCAAAAGGGGCCCGTTTCCCCTAAATTCTTACTATAGACAAGAGGTTGTAAAATGGTTATTATCAACAACAAAACCGCGTCCGCTACTTTCGTTTGCGGTTTTTCAATTATTCCCGGCGTTCACTCTTATGAAATGACAGCGGAACAGCTCGAAGAGGCTCGAGCGAATGAGCTATTCGAAGAGCGCGAGAAGCGCGGGAAATTCGTCGTCGACTTAATGGAGGACGGCGTCCCGGCTCCGGACCAAATCAAAGAACTAAAAGACGACGCGAGCGCGAAAGAGCTCGGGGACCTTATCGCAAAAGTAGAAAAGGCCCGCGACGCGGCGTCAAAAGCGGCCGAAAAAGCCGGAGCGGAACAGGACCCGGAGAAAAAAACGAAAGCCGAAGAGACAGCGGCAAAAGCGGCGGCGGCGTTGGATAAACTCGAGGAAGCTCTCGAAGTTAGAAAAGCCGAAGTAGCGAAAAAACGCGCTGAACTCGAAGCGGGCAACAATTGACCCCGGAGCAGTTTATCGGAATACGGGAGCCGGGCGTCGTTATCGACGCGCGGGTCCTTTCTATGGTAGAGCTCACGACGTTTTATTTAGGGGAGGACGCTCTCGGGCGTGCGTACCCTATTTGCCGGGGCCTCCTCGTTCTTCATTGGTTAGCAGTGGAAACGGCGGCGGGTAATGGCACGACGGGGAGCTCTCTCGGGGCGGCGGCCGGGCCTCTCTCGAGCGAACAAGAGGGGGACCTCTCGAAAGCATACGCGACAGGGGACACAAAAGTCTCCGGGCTCTCGGGGCTCGAGAACCTAAACTCGACAGCATACGGGAAAGAACTCGCGGCAATGATACGCGCGAACGTCTCGACGGCGTTTCTCGCGACGGACCCGGACGAATGAACCACGCGGAGTTTTTGCACCCTCGCAAATATGCGGAAGCTATGGCAAAACTCCGGGCCTCTCTCGACGTTCTCGACGCCGCGGAGATCGCGGTCGGATTTCCGAAAGGAAAGGACCCGAAACCGCCGACGGAACCGGACGGGCCAAAAACAATGGCCAATATTGCAACTATCGCCGCCATAAACGACGCGGAGCGGCCTTTCCTATCGGCGGGGCTCAAAGCGGCGGAGAATACTATCCGGGCGGCACAATACAAAGCGGTCGAAATGGTTTTCGATGGTTCGAACCCTATCGACGCGGCGGGAATGGTCGGGGAGGTAGCGGCGGCAAAAGTACGGTCCTATATTACAAGCGGACAACACAAACCGAACCTCCCGGCAACGATCAAGCGAAAAAAGTCGTCTAAGCCGTTGATAGACACCGGACAAATGAAAGCCTCGGTTACATTCTCGATACGTCGGAAAGGCTAAAAAATGGGATTTCGAAAAGCGGCGGAGCTAATAAGAAAAAGCGGCGGCAGTTACATTGGGGGCCGGTGGGTCGACGGGGCGGAAACGCGAACGCCGATAACGGTCTCAGTACAACACCGCGAGGCGGGCGGCTCTCAAGACAGGCGCGACCCTCTCCCGGAGGACGAACGGGCGGAAAGCTCGGTCACTCTCTACACGTCGACGGAACTCCGGCCCGGAGGACGTCCCGGAGTCGAGGCGGACCTCGTCGCGGTCTCCGGTAAGGTTTACGAAATCAAAACGGTTGAACCTTGGCAAAACGGCCTAATAAGTCACTACAAAGCAACGGCGGCGGAGGTTATAGCGTGACCGATATTATCACAGCAGTACAGGACCCGTGCCGGGCTTTCGTTATCTCCGCTCTCGAGGGGTATATCCCGGAGGCGGTTATCGTTTGGGGGAATCAAGACAGCCCGACACCGGCGGAGCCGTGCGTCGTTCTCTTTTTTACCCCGACAGGAACACCGGCCCGCGACGCCGTCGAACAGATCGACGCGGACCGGGCGCAATTGACAGGGATTCGCGAGGCGTCAATCGACCTGCGAATTTTTGCCGGTCCGGGCTCAATGGCTCTCGGGTATAGGCTCGAGGCGTCGACAAACATCGAACAAAAAACAGAGGTAGCGGCGGCCGCGGGCGTCGTTATTTATCGAAATGATATTCCGAAGGACGTCTCTTATGTTCGGGACGGGAAACAACGGAGCGCGGCGTCGTTCGCGTTTGGTATTCGTTGGAATGAGTCGGAAGTATTCGCGCGGGATAGTATCGAACAAGTAACGGTCACGGGAACAATAAAAAGCGACAGCGGCCGGGAGTATTCGGTCGAGGTCAAAAACTAATTAAACGGAGGGGGAGCGAATGGGCTCTATCAATGGAATAGTAAACGTGCAAATCACGGCGGGAACAGCGGGAGTGACCGCGAAGTCGTTCGGGGTCGGCCTTATTATCGGCGGCTCGAAAAATTTCGCGAGTACAACGGAGAACCGTTTCCGCGTTCGCGAATATACGAACATTGCGGCGGTAAAAACAGATTATGCGGACACGACAGCGGAATACAAAGAGGCGGCGGCCTATTTCGGGCAAAATCCGCGTCCGTCTCGCGTTTTGATCGGCCAAAAGTACACGGACGACACCGGAATCGGCGAAGCTCTCGACGAGATCACCGGACAAAATACGGCTTGGTATCTTTTGCTCTTATGTTCTCGAGTGGTATCGGAACAGGTCGAGGCGTCTCAGTGGGTACAAGCGGACGACTCTCGAATTTTTATAGCGTCGAGCGCGGACCCGGAGCTCCTCGAGATTAAAGCAGACGACACCGCGAGTATTTGGGCGCTCGCAAAAGCGAACGACCGCACGTTCTGTATTTATCACAGCGCCGCGGCGTCAGTATACGCGGACGGCGGAGTCGCGGGGGTTATCTCGACTTATCAGCCGGGGTCGTGGACCTTACATCTTAAAAAAATGAGAGGGATTGACGTCGACAGCTTGACCGATAATCAGCGCGGTATTTTACACGATAAGGGCGTCAACACATATACCGAAATTGGCGGGGCGTCTTGTATTGAGGGCTCGAAAACTCTCATTGCAACCGGGAGCCGCGAAACCGGCGGGGAATGGCTCGACATTATCGTTTTTGCCGATTGGCTCCGCGCTCGAATCGCCGAGGGCGTTTTTGGCGTTATGCTCAACGCGAAGAAAATCCCGTACACAATGCAGGGCGCCGCAATGATCGAAAGCCCGACACGTTCGGTTCTCGAGATCGGGCAAAGCGTCGGTGGAATCTCTCCGGCCTCAGTTGACGAGGACGACGTCCAAAACGGAGGCTTTTCGGTTACCGTCGTTGACCCGGCAACTATGCCGACGGCCGACAAACAGGCCCGAAAATACGACGGCGTTTCTTTTGTCGCGTTCCTCGCGGGCGCGATGCACTACACCCAAATAAACGGAACAATAACATATTAAAAAGGGGGACTTATGAGTCTCGGAAATTATAGTCCTAATCTCGTTACCTTAATTGTCGCGGGCGTATTGGTTCAAGGGTACGCGGACGACAATTTTATCGAAGTATCTCAAGAGGAGGACGACTTCACGCTATACAAAAGCGTCGACGGATTCGTCTCTCGAGCAATGAACGCGGACGAAACGGTCATTTTAAAAGTATCTCTCGCTCAGACGAGTTTATCGAATGACCATTTCGCGGGCCTCCGGAAGATCGACAAAGCAACCGGGGTCGGAGCGTTCCCGGTAATGCTTAAGGAATTAAACGGGACGACAATTTACTCGAGCGCGACGGCTATGTTTAAGAAAAACGCCGGGAAAAAGTTCGGGAAAAACGTCGGGGCCGTTGATTGGGAGATTATTCTCCCGAACGCTCTCGGATTTACGGGCGGAAATTTACCGCTCGGGCTTTAATTGATACAACAACGGTAAACGGGAAAGAGGTCAAACCGTGAAACATTTTGAAAAACAAATCGGCAAACATCTGTACAAGGCGGGAGCATTCCCCGCGCGGAAAGCTCTCGCGCTTAAATTGAAATTAGCCGGGCTTTTAGGGCCCGCGCTTTCGTCTCTTAAAATTGCGGACGTCGGCGGGGCGGAATCTCTCAAAGGGATTACGAGCTCGACGGGCGTCTCTCTCTCCGGGGACGAAATGAAGGTTCTAGCGGTTATCGCCTCCGCTATCGGCGGAGCTCTCGGGAGTCTCGACGATAAAAAGTTTATGCAGATAGTCGACGAAATGATCGAACTCGTAGAAGTGGTAACGGACGAGGGGCTCGGATTTTGTAAGCTCTCCTCGGTTTTCGACTCGATTTATATGTGCGATTTGGGGGAATTGTTCCTCGTTCTCGCGGAGGTTTTCGTCTTGAATTACCCTTTTTTAGTAAAGGGCTTTTCGGGGCTCCGGGATATTACGACCCGACTTTCGGGGACGACGACGAGCTCTCTCTCAAAATAGCCCAAAAGCTACAAAAGAGACTCTCGGAGGAGATTCTCGACGAGTCTATAATTTGGGCGGCGGTCTCCTCGGGGGCCGCTACCCTTTTTGAGCTCGAAACCTCGATGAGCCTCGACGACCTCGAGCGCCTCCTCGCGTACAAATCATACGAGGCGGACGTCCGGGAGGAGTTCAAAAAGGCAAAGGAAAAAACACAAAATGAGTAATATTATCGACGAATTTGTCGCGCTTGTAAAATGGAAAGTCGACGCCTCCGGGCTCGACGGAATGACAAAAACGGCAACGAACCTAAAAAACCAACTCGTCGGAATCGGGAAAGCTCTCTCTCCTATTCCCGGGGAGCTCGCGAAAATTGCGAGCGCCGCGGCGGTTATGGCAGGGCTTAAAACGTCGATAGACCTCGCGGCCGACGCGGAGGAAAGCCTCGCGGCATACGCGGCGGTTTTCGACACTCTCGAGGACAAAGGCGGCGGAGCTCTCCGGACCATTGCGGACGACCTAAAACTCGCGGACTCGACGGCCTCCCGACTATTATCGGGAACCGGGGGACTTTTGCAGGGTATCGGGGCCGGGGCCGGGGAGGCTCTCGAGTTTTCAAAACAGGTGGCCCGGATAGGGGCGGACCTCGCGGCCTTTAATAACTATCAAGGGGGAACAGAGGGAGCGGCGGACGCCGTGACGAAAGCGCTCCTCGGGGAGCGTGAAAGCCTCAAAACCTTAAAGATTGCAATAAGCGAAGAGGACATAACCGCGCAAATTGCACTAAACACAAAACGCGGCATGAGATACGAAAACGAGAAGCTCGCAAAAGCATACGCGACACTCGAGCTAATACAGGCGCGAGGAGTTAAACAAATGGGAACATACGCGAGGGAGTCGGGAGGCTATACGGCCCGGGTCCGCGCGTTTCGCGAACAGCTAAAAGCGGTCGGGGAGGTTTTCGGGGAGATTCTCCTCCCGGTACTCGTCGACATTATGAAAGCCGCGACCCCGTTTCTTATGTTTTTAAAAGAGTCTCCGGCATGGGTCCGGACCCTAATTGTCGGCGGGGCGGCTCTCGCGATAGTTCTCGGGCCTTTGATCATGGTTTTCGCTCAGTTGGCTTTCGGACTTTGGAGTCTATCGACAGCGGCGGCGGCGGCCGGGACAACTATCGGCGGCTATCTCGTCGCACAATTGCGGATAGGTATAGCGGTTCTAAGACGTTTTGCCGTCGCGGCTTGGGGGGCTTTAGTTCCTCTTTTGCCTTATATAGCGGCGGTGGCGGCTATTGTCGCGGTTATAGCTCTTTGGGGCTCCGCGCTCGCGGTCCTTATCGATGATTTCAAAGTATGGAAAGACGGCGGGTCCTCCGCTCTTGGGTCTCTTTGGGAGGGATTCGAACGGCTCAAGGCGAAAGCGCTCGAGTTTTGGGAGAATATTCGGCCGGGTCTCGTTTTCCTCGGGGGGCTTTTGCTCGCGGCCGGGAGAATTATCGGGATAGTTCTCGTCGCGGCTTGGGAATTACTTAAACAGAAAGCCGGGGAGTTTTGGGCGTTTGTTCAACCGATTCTCGAGGGGTGGGTCGGGATTTTGGCCGCGGTCGGCCGGGTCCTTTTGCCTTTGGGCCAATGGCTTTTTGACGTATTGGGCCCGGCGTTTCAATGGGTCGGGAACCTAATCGGGGAGGCTTTCGGGAGCGCACTCGATTTGCTTACGAAAATTTGGGACTCCGCTCCGGTTCGGTTTATCCGGGACAACCTCAAAAAAATATCAGATTTCGGGTATACCGGAGAATGGAACAGCGAATCGGGAGCGGGAGCAGGGGCGGCCGCGACGTCGACCTCGACCCGTTATATGATGGCGGGGGCGGGAAACAACTCGACGTACAACGCGGGCGGCTTTCAGCTATCTTTCGGGGGGACAAATGCGAGCCCGGACGATATTCGGGCCGCGACGTCGTCGGCAATGGTCGACGGCTTTCGAATGGTGGAACGAAACAACGGGGGGAGACCTTAAAAAATGGATAATCCGGCAAAAATACAACCCGGCCTTATTTTTTACGACGACGACGCCGCGTTCGCGAACCCCGTATTCGCGGCGGACCTCGTTCTCTCAGAATCTCACGCGGTCGAAGTATCGGCAACGCGGAACCCGGTCGAGAAAGGCGTCGACGTTACGGACCATTTACGAGCGGATCCGCAACAATTCGCGGCCGAAATGTTCCTAACCGGGACACCTCTCGAAGGGAGCGCCGACAGGAACGCAAACGCGGCGATATATCTCGGGGGAGAACTCGGGGTCGGTATTGCGGCGGCTCAAGCGTCGAACACGCGGAGAGAATGGGAGGAACGCCTCGCGGCGGTATATTCGGACCTCGAGAGACTCGCAAGGGGAGAGGGGCCTCGCGGGGCGTCTCTTTTCAAGGTGGCAACCTCGATAAAAATCTATAAAAATATGGCACTCGTCCGGGTAGAACTCGGGAGACAGTCGTCGAGCGAACTATCGGCGAAAATCCGGCTTTCGTTTTCAGAGGTTCGGGTCGTTGGTACAATGAGCGTCCCGGCGATGATTAACCCGGCCCCGGCAACGCCTAAACAAAAGAAAAAGAGCGAAGCGGCGCGACAGTCTCAAGAATCGCAAAACGGAGGACCGGCGGCAACTAAAAAGCCCGTCGAGTCGTGGTTAAAAGCGGGGACCGAAGGACGGGCGAACCCGGGCGAAGTGGTTCTCGGGTCATTGAAAGGGCTTTTAAATTGAAGAAAATAGAACAAATCCCGGTCATGAGTTCCCCGGCGTTTTCTTACGACATGAGACTCGGGGAGGCATACGTCCGCATCCGCCTCGAGTACCTCGAAACGGTTCGCCGTTGGTTTTTGGCCATAGAGAACCCGGAGACGGGCCTCGCTTATGTGGCGGGGGTAAAAGTCGTGCCGGGCGTTTTCCTTTTGTCGGACTATTCCGCGTTATTACCGGAGGGAATGGAGGGCGATATATTCGCCGGTTCGACGGACCTCTCCGCGCTCTCGAGCGCTATCGCCGACGGCGTGACATACGAGGCGCTCACGGGCGGTAAAATCGGCCTTTTCTATGTTTGGGGCTCGTAATGGGTCCGGGGCTATATTTCGACCGTTCGGCGGACGTCCAAATCTCAAAAAAAGGGGCTCCGGTCGCGTTATCTCTCGCGGGGCTCCGCCTCGAGTTCGTTGTATCTAAAAGCAAGGACGAGAACGTCGGAACCGTCAAGGTTTACAACGTATCGGAAACGACAGGGGCGAAACTATCGGCGGGCCTTTTGTTGACCGTTTCGGCGGGGTACAAAGGGCGGGAGACCGTTATTTTCTCCGGGGACATTCTCGACGTAAAAAGAGGGACACAAGGCCCGGACACAGTGACCGAAATTTCGGCCCGGACCGGGGCCTCGAGTCTCCGGTCGGGCGTTTATTCTTTTTCTTACGGTCGAGCGGTATCGGCTTTCGGAGTCCTCCGCGACCTCGGGGCCCGAATAGGGATTCCGCTCGACCTCAAAACAGCGGACCTAACCGACCGGCCTTATTCTAACGGGTGGGCCTTTACGGGGAAAGCTATCGACGCGATACGGGAGGTAGCGGAGCGCGTCGGCGGTCGCGTTGTTCAATACTCGGGGGCGTTGGTTATCGCCTCGAGAGACGAATCAGTACCGGCCTCTCTCGAGGTCGCTCTCTCCTCGAGCTCTTCGGGCCTTTTGGGCTCTCCGGTTCGCTTTATGGAGGAGGAGGAGAAAAAGGACGGCGCGACAGGCGAAAAAACGAAAAAACACGGGTGGCAGTTTTCGAACCTTATCGACGGCCGAATCGTACACGGGGGACTTGTTCAAATAAATAGCGCGTCAATCCCGGGAGATTCGGCATTGGTTACGGTCGGGGAACTCCGGATCACCGGGGACACTCACGGGCAAGCGTGGCAAATGGACGTGAAAGGGTACGACAAAAGATGAACAGCGCGGCAGAACTATTTGAAGCTATCGAGGGAGCCGTCGAGGCGGTTATATCCCGGAAAGCGTCGGGAATACATACGGCGCTACCCGGTATCGTCGAGCGATTCGAGGCGGGCGTCGTTGACGTGAAACCGTCGGTCGCCATTATCGACGAAAACGGGGACGCGATAGAACTCCCGGTTATTGTAGGGGTACCGGTAATGTATCAAAAAAGCGGAGAGTTTTCGGTCACTTTTCCTCTCGTCCCGGGCGATACGGTTCTCCTCGTTTTTTGCGAGGCGTCAATCGAGGGATTTATCGAGACCGGGGGAGATTCGACACAAGAGGACCGGCGGCGCCATTCCTTAACCGATGCGGTAGCTATTCCGGGCCTATACGGCGGGGAAAAGGGGAAACCCGTCTCAGATTGGAACGTCGCGGCGATTCAATACGGGAAAGCGGCGATTACTATCGACAAAGCGGGGGCCGTCGATATTAACGGCGGGGCGCTCCGGGTCACATTATGAACGGGCTTTTTGCCGTTTCTCCCGGTTACGTTGTGACAATAACGCCGAACACCGCCGCCATACCGGGAGCGTTTTCGGCGTTTTCAGTTATAGAACAAAAAGCGCCGCGGCTTTCGGCCTCCGGGGCGGACGTTTTAATCGGGGCTATATCATGGACCGCGGCGGCTTGTATTTTGCCGGGAGGGGTATTGGTCCCCGGGGCCGGGAGCATAACAGCAACGGCGGCAAAAGTCACGACGGACGGCGCGAAACCTCTCCGCGTGAACGATTCGGGAATGTGTACCGGAAGTTTCACAACACAGGCGGGGCCGGTCCCTTGTTCGTGTAGTTTGAAAATATCGGCGGCGGGACAAAACAAAGCGGGGGGAATGTGAAGGACATAAAACTCAAGAGAACGGACGACGGCTCTTTCGACATAGACACGGACACAGGGGACGAGATTCTCCTCGAGGGGGAGGATGCTCTCCGGCAACGTCTCGAGATTATGCTCGCGCATATTGGGGGAGAGTGGTATCTCGACACCGGAGCGGGCGGGATTTCTTTCGAGTTCCTCGGGGGTAAACTCCGGGACCTCTCAATCGCAAAACGTATTTTACGCGAAGCGATAGAGGCGGATAAAGAGGTCCTCCGGGTCTCGAGAATCGACGCGTCTCTCGACAATAAAACGCGCGTCCTATCTATTTATTTTGAATGTTCAACAATTTACGGCGATTATTCGCAAGGGGTCAAAATATGAGTAGTTACGGAGTCTGCCCGGCCGGATTTGTCCCGAAGAGACTCCCGGTTATACGCGAAGAACTCGCGACACTATTCCGGGAAATTTGGGGAGAAGATACGGACACGGGCCCGAATAGCGTTATCGGTCAAGAAGTCGGGGTCCTCTCGAAACCAATCGCCGATATTTGGGAACTCGCGGCGGACGTTTACGCGGCCCGCTCACGAACGGGAGCGGAGGGCGCGAGCCTCGACGATTACGTCTCATATCGAAATATAAAAAGAGCGGGCCCGGCGAACAGTTCGGCCCGCGTCGCTCTTTTCGCGGACGGGTCCGGAGGGGTAAACGTACCAAACGGGACGACTATCCGGTCGAGAGTTACCGGGGAGGAGTTCGAACTATTGACGGCCGTTTCTATCTCCTCGCTTTTTGTAATTTCCGCGGTTTATAAAGTACCGGGGACCATTACTGCAGGGGCGGTTTACTCGTTCGAACTATCGGAAACGGACGGAACGAACGTACACACGGCAACATATACGGCGGCAACCGGAGACACTCCGGAGAAAGTCGCGGAGGTCCTCGCGGCGTCGGCTAATATTGACGACCGTTTCAAAGCAAGCGCCGAAGGCGTACTCGTTACCGTTGACATTTTCGACGAGGTTCGGGAATTTCGGTCCGGCGCCGTTGTAAATGTGACACGCGACAAAGTCGGTACGGCGGGAGATTTCGCCGCCAAAAATCCGGGGCCTATCGGCGGAGCTCCGGGGACACTTTCGGAAATAGTGACCCCCGTTTCCGGCCTCAGAAATTGTCGGAACCTTTGGGACCTTTCAATCGGTCGAGGAGCGGAAACGGACGCGGAGCTCCGGGCGCGTCTCGACGCCTCGAGAACAACGGCAACCGCGGGAACTATCGACGCCATATACGAGGCGGTTCGGGCCGTCCCGGGTATCTCTTTTGTGAACGTCCGGGAAAACGCGACAGGAATCGCGAAAGGCGGCATACCGGCGAACTCGTTCGCGGTCGTTTTTGACGGTCAAGCGGGCCTCGAGGAGGCTATCGCCGCGAAGATTTGGAGCACAAAGCCCGGCGGGATAGAATCGGCCGGAAAAATCTCGCGGACCGTATACGACAAAAGCGGGAACCCTCAAACCGTAAAAATGAGCCGTCCGGATTATCTCCCGGGGCATATTGAAATCGTGGTTACATCGTTCAACCCGGACGCCATTCCCCCCGCCGATTGGAAAGAACGAGTCGCGCGGAAAGCGGTCGAAATTGCGAGCGATTTCCCCGCCGGTTACGACGTCCCCGCGCAAGCTCTCATGGGCGCGGTTTATAGCGTCCCGGGAATCGGGACCGCGACAACTCGAGTAGGAAAAGAGACAGCGCCGGGCGTTATCGTTTGGGCCTCCGGGCTCCTCGAGGTTTTGGCTTTTGAGCGCGTCAGCTTTACTATTGAACGAACAACGGTAACGGGGTAATATATGGCACAAATAACGGTGACGGGCTCGCGTTGGTGGCTCGATTACGCCTCGTGGGTCGTCGCGTCTCACGGGATAGGAACGGGGAGGGCGGGACAATGGAATCGGGCGCTATCGGTCGGGGACATGGACGAAACTTTCGCAATTTTTGATTTTGAAGCGGCCGGAGTAACTCCGGGGACTTCATACTCCCCGGGGGCCTCGTTTCTCCGGGTAAGCATGACGGGTAGCGGGGTAAACATGACTGCGCCGCTTAAAGTAATGAGGCAAAATAGGACAATGCGGTCTTTATGGAATCAACCCGTTTGGGGAGCAAGGGACCCGCGTCTCGACGATTTCCCGCCCGTTACCGAATTTTGGTCCGAACAGCTCGCAATATCTGAGTTAGTAAATGCAAACACGGCGGGGGCGAATATCGACTTTTTCCTCGGGGGTAACCCACAGTTAAAATCGGCGGTTGACAAATGGATTTCGAAGGAGTGGAACCCGCTAGACGGTATAGTCCTCGCGGCTAACTTCGCACACTCTTCCACATACCTCGAAATAACGGAAGTAAAATTTTTCTTCAATACAACAGGAGGAGGCCCGGACGGGGCTATTCTCTCAGACTATCAACAACGGAGACACAGATAATGGGACCACTAAAAGTAAGCACGACAAAAACGGTACTCGTCGGGCCTTTTGTATCGGACACGGACGGGAAAACACCGGAAACAAGTCTGACAATAAACACGGCGGACGTTTTGCTCTCAAAGAACGGGGCGGGATTAGCCGCGAAGAACTCGACGACCGCGACAACTCACTCCGGAAACGGCTTTTATCTCGTTAGTCTTAACACTGTAGACACAGGGACGCACGGGCGTTTGGTCTTATCGGTGAAGGTAGCGGGGGCGCTTTCCGTTTGGCATGAGTTCGACGTAATTCCCGCGACTATTTACGACGTTCTCGTCGACGGGATAGAAACGGCCGGAAAGGGTATACCGTGCGACGTCCGGGCGATTAACGGAACACGGTCTGACAACGGGACCGCGGTTCTTTCTGTTAAGCAAATTGCGGCAGTCGGGGACAGCACAACCCGCGGCTTAATTGTCGGCGGCGTTGCCATTGCGGCGAACAACTCGACAACACCGGCGGTCGCAATTACCGGAAGCGGAAGCGGAACAGAACCGACAGTTTCGATAGCAAGCTCGAGCGAATCGGCGGCGCTCAAATTGTCGTCAATAGGAACCGGGAGCCCGCTCGAAATAATCGCGGAAGGTCAAGGGGTCGCGGCGGTCGAGGTATTCGGCGGACCGGCGGCCGCGGCTATTTACGCGAAGGGAGGAAACTCGACAGCAAGCGCGAACGGAGGGGCGGGTCTATCTCTCAAGGGCGGAACAGGTAGCACCACGACAGGACGACGCGGGGGCGATGGTTTATTCGCCGAAGGGTCGAGCGAAAACGGCGGGGACGGTATTCGCGCGAGAAGCGAATCGGGCCCGGGCGTCGGGGTAAAAATTATAGGAGACGACGGCGTCGGGCTCGACATTGACGGCGCGACAGACGGCGTGAAAGTTCACGGCGGAGATAATGGCGCGACAATTGTCGGTGACGATTACGGGCTCACAATTGAGGGAACTGTCGGGAAAGGCGTCCGCGTAAAAGCGCCGAACACCGCGGGCGGAGCTGTCGGGATCGAGGTTATCTCGGGCGGGATTGGTATCGACGTTATGGCGGACGGATTGACAGGGGCGGCGGTATCTCTCCGCGGGTCTCAGTCGGGCCCGGCTCTCGACATTTCAACATACAAAGAAACCGAAACGGCGGTCAATGTTTACAGCGACACCGGAACGGCGATAAAGGTCGAAACAAATCATTCAACAATAGCGGGCCCCGGAGATATTCACGCCGTCGAGATTTTAGCCCCGGAGCATGGCGGGGTATTGGTAAAAAGCGACGCGGAAGCATTGACGCTCGAGTCATTAAGAAACGCGGCCGCGTTCTTTTTGAGCAATGGCGACAGCGCTCTAATTCTCGAAAATACGGCGCCGTCGATAGCCGCGGCGGTAAAAATTATGGGGCGGAGTGGCGTCTCAATCGAGGGAACACAACACGGAAACCACGCGAATTTTGCGGGGGCTTACGGCGTCGATATTTTAGGGGGGGTGAAAGTTTACGGGGGAACGTCCCTTGTAGGGGCTCCCGGAGACGCGGGTCTCGAAATCCAAAAAGGAGCCGGGGCCGCTTGGGACTTTACAGCCGACAGTATTTCACCGATTCTCTCGGCGCTAAACGGGAAACTCCCGGCGGGCCTTATAGCTTCACAATCGGACGTTCAAAGTATCATAAATAATACGACGTTCGTCTCGACTATTCCCGAAACGGCGGTAAAACCCGAGACAGGTTCTACGGGGTACAAAATCCGGGCGCTCGTGTATGACACGGCCGGAAACATGGAGGCAACGGACAACGGGGTATCCCTCCGCTTAACGTCGATGACAAACGCGAGCCTCAACGGGCGGCTATTCAATGACGCCGCGCTATCAATCCCGGCGGACGCGAGCGGGACCTATACGGGATTCGCTCAAATGACGGAGGTATCGGGGGAGACGGGCGTTTTTGAAATTTGGTACAAGTCGAGCGCGACGGATTTCGACGGGCCCGTTTTGGCCGATTTCAAATACAGAGAGAACGGCGTCGACATTCTACACAACAGAATGACGACAGTTGCCTCCTCAGTTCCCGGGGAGTCGGTTCTCTCGAATAGTGCGGCAAATAAAGAAATTATAGCCGCGGCGGTCCGGAGCTATATCCCGACAGCAACCATCGCGGCCGGGTCGATAGAACACTCGATCAAAGCCGCAATAGAGGAGGTAGGGCTCGACGTCGACGCGACTCTCGCGAAGGTAAACGAGGTAGACGGGGACCTCTCTCTCGTCGCGATTGAGGTCGCGAAGATTGTTGGGAAACTCCCGGCGGGCGGGGCTCTCATTTCGGGGCTATCAATGGCAACGGCAACCGCGGAAGGGACAACGCTCGAGGAAAGCGTCGACCTCGTTCGGGCGGCTCTCCGGGGAAAAATGACTCTCGACGGGAACACCCTAACTTTCTACAAAAAAGACGGGGCGACCCCTCTTTTCCGGGTAATTGTAACAACGACGGACCGGACGCCAATTTAAGGGGAAACAATGAGAGAAAAATTTATTCTCGACGTTTCGGAAATAGGGGGAGGGGCTCCGGCCTCGACCCTTTCGGCGGCGTCGCTTGGATATTTCAGAACAGAGGACGAGAACGACCCCGCCGCGGCGGCCGTCGACCTCTTACTCGAGCAATTCAAAAGGCCGATACGAGACGGGGGAGCGTAGAGCATGGCGGACATACTAAAGAAAAAAATAGAGGCCGTAGGGTCGCTCCTCAAAGATTCGGCCGACGCGGTCGGGTCTATTCGTTACCTTTGGAATATCGACACCTCGTCCGGGGGAGCTATCGACGACGTAGGGGCACACGTCGGGGAGCCCCGGAAAGGTCGAACGGACGAACCATACCGGGCGGCGATAAAATCCCGAATACGGATAAACGCGGCAAACGGGCAACCGGACGCCGTTATCGAGGCGGCGGAATTGTCAACAAATGGCGGGGCTATTGAGTACCGGGAGGGCTATCCGGCAACGATTGAACTATACGCCGACGCGGCTATTTTATCCCGGGAGGTATTCCGGCAAACGGTCCCGTATAAAGCGGCGGGCGTCGAACTCGTTATGATTGAGGCGGGGGGATTTAACTATTTTACGTTCGAAAAAGAAAACGGGATAGGGCGCGACGGTTTAGGATTCGCGGAGGGCGCGGACGTCGGCGGGTATTTTTCCGAAATTTACACGAAAGGCTAGAAAATGGCAGTCACAAAACCGGTAAGCGTCCCTAGTTGGGCGATACAAGACAAAACGGACCCGGTAAGCGGAGAGAACAACGTCGACACCCCGACAGCGGAGCAGGTAAACTTTGGGTATTCGAGCCCGAAACAATATCCCTCCCGCCAAATGTGGAATTGGCTCGGGAGAGTCGTCTCTAATTGGTTCGCGTGGTTAGATCAACAGGAAACAACGCACACCGTGGAAATTGCGGCGCTCGATTCGGAACTCGCGGCAACGACCGCAAAAGCGGAGCAAGCGGCGGCGAAAGCGGAGACAAACCGGCTAAAGAACGTAGAGCAGGACGCGGAGCTCGAGACGATAGACGGACGAGTCTCAGCGGTCGAGGCGTTCGTCGGGACCCCGGTCGCGACGATTGTCCCTTATTACGGGAACTCGACAACGCTCGCGGCGGCGTCCGATTCTTGGTTGATTTGTGACGGTTCTGTTTTTGATTCGGTGAAATATCCGGCGCTTTTAGTTCACTTTTCAGCGGCGGGGAAAGCGGACCCGACAAAACTCCCGAAGATGGCAGGACTCGTCCCGATTGGGGTCGGGGGCTATACTGACGCGAGCGGGTCCTATAATTACGCGCTTAACGAGGCCCCGGTCGGGATTACAAAGTCAATCTTAGACGTTGAAAATCTCCCGGAGCACGTACACGGAACATACGACGTGAATCTCAATCAAACAGTAAGATCAGACACGGGAGGAACTCAAAGCCCCGTGCAGAATTTAGTAAACGACAACGTCACAGAAGGGGTAAAAGTACCGGCGGGGAAAACACTCGGGACACCTCACGAAAACCGGCAACCGTCGATAGCTCTCAATTACATAATCAAAGCGAAATAAGGGGGCAAAATGGCGGCGGAATTTATGAGCGCGGAGTATATCGGGACGGCTATCGCCGGGGCCGTTTATATCATATACAACGAGGTTTACAGCAAACGACGGACAAAGAAAACGAACGCGGAACAGTCGGAAAGCCTCCGCGTCGAGGTCCGGGCACTAAAGGAAAACCTCGACAGTGAACGGAAACGACACGCGCGGGAACTCGAGACGCTCCTCGAGTCGATGAGACACAAAAACGACCTTGTTTTGATGCAAAAAGAGCTATACGAGGAGGAGAGAAAAGTCTCCGCGGAAGAGTCAACAAACGAGATGCGGGCGGCGGTTCGCGGAGCGTTTCGCGTTTTGCGGTCCGACATTATGGCACGATTTACGGACGATCTTTCGCGGAGTCTCAAGTCGTGGAAATGCGAGGCCGGGGTCGAACATTGTCCGGCACTCCCGAAACTACACGACGCGAACCTCCTCGCGTACAAAGGGGCACTCGAGCGGGCCGGAGACAAAGCGGAAAGCATGGCGGAGGCTTTTATTTTATTGAACGGATATTTTGGTCTCGGGGTCTCGGACCTCGAGTCGTATCTCGTCAATAAAAATAGAGAGATTCACCGCGTATGGTGGGACGGAATGAGAGAGGAGGCCCGGACGTTGACTCTTATCGAGGGAATACGGCCGGAGAGGGTCCCGGAGGACTACACGCTCTCGCATTGGCGGAACCTTGTATCGACTTGTATTCGTATCAAATCACAGGAAAAAGGGCGCGTAGCGGACGCGAAGCGGAGATTCGAGTCGGCCGTCGCGAGAATATACGGAGACCGAAGAGAAAACGAACGCGAGGAGGCCTAAAAATGGCAAGTTTTAGCAAGGCGGAAGAGTTCACAAAAGGCGTGGAGGGCGGGTACATAAACGACCCGCGCGACCGCGGCGGGGAAACAATTTTCGGGGTAGCTCGAAAGGCGAACCCGGAGTGGCCCGGGTGGCAAATGCTCGACGAGTTCAAAAAGGCGCCGAAAGCATTCCCCGGAAACGCGGAGAAAAGCGCGGAGCTATACGAAAAAGCCCGGGAGCTATATCGGGCGAAGTATTGGAACCCTCTCGGGCTCCACGCCGTAAACGGGGACCGTATAGCGGGGGCCGTTTACGATTTCGCCGTCAATGCAGGAACGCGGCGGGCGGCGGAGATTTTACAACGGGCGCTTAACTTTTTGAACCGCTCGGGGAAAACATTCCCGGAGCTCCTCGTCGACGGGAACGTCGGGGCGAAAACTATCGACGCCGTAAACAAGCTCCACAGCGTCGGGGAGGAGGAACTCGTTTTCCTCGTTTTCTCGTCTCTCCGGGTCTCGTTCTATGTTCAAATAGCGGAGGGAGGCGGGCAGGACATTTTCGCGAGATCATGGCTTGGCCGTTGTGGATTTACTACAAAGGGGAAAAAGTGAAAAAATATGAAGCGCCGGAAATTGGATACGAAAAGCTCAAAGCCGGGGACGTTGTGTTTACCGGGGGCCGCGGCCTTTTCTCTCGAGTCATTCGACGTATCACGGGGAAAGGTAAAAAAGCCGAAGAGACAGCAACACACGTCGGGATAATTGTCGATTTTAACGGGCAAAAGCTCGTCGCGGAAATGCTCGGCGGAGGGCTCACTATTTCGAGCCTCGAGGAGTACCGGAAAAGCCCGCGGCGGTTTATAATAGGGGTCGGGACTCTCCCGGGAATGACAGATGAGAGCCGGAAAAAACTCGGGGAGCTCGTCGCGATACATCGGCGGAAGACTATCGAGTACGATTGGCCCGGAATTTTCACCTATATTGGGATAGGGAGACACGACCCGGACCGCTTTTATTGTTCGGAATACGTCGCGAAGCTCCTCGCAGATTTCGGAATAGTGAAGGTTCAACCGGGGCCGTTCGGCGGAGTCTCTCCGGAGGACCTCCTCGCGTTTTTCAAGATGAACCACAGGGCGAGAATGATCGAATACACCGCATAAAAAGCGGCCGCACATGGATTTAGGGGGAAAGCCTCCGGGGGAAACTCCGGGGGCTTTTTTGTTCAAAATGAAAGCAAAATAAAAGCAAAAGAAAGCAAATGCAAAGCAAAAAACGACGATTGCAAAACAGCGCGTGTAACTGTAATGCTATGTTCTTTTTATTGTGTTATACTTTGAAATATAAAAAAAGATTGATAACTCCGCGCGGTTGTGTTATATTTGCAAATGTAACAACAAACGACCCGGCGAACCGGGGACCAAACGCGGAGGCGGAAACATGGAACAAAACGACAACGGTCTCGAGATTATGACGACGGGAGTATCGACGATGCTATCGCCGGAGGTTATTCTCGAGCAAAAGAAAAAAATCACCGCGCTTATGGCGAAAAACTTCGTGCCGGGCGTCCATTTCGGGACCATTCCCGGAGCCGGTAAAAAACCGGTTCTATTCAAAGCCGGGGCGGAGTACCTCGCGTTTGCTTTTAACCTCAGACCACATACCGAAATGACTCCCGTATACACGCCGGACGGTCACCTCACTTGTTCTGTTCGCGTTATGGTTCACGCCTCGGACGGGACCTATCTCGGGGACGGTTACGGAGTATGCTCGACCCGTGAAACAAAATACGCGCTAAAGCGGGCGGACCTCGTTTGTCCGGATTGCGGGAAAGCCGCGCTCCGGAGATCAAAACCGGAGTACGGCGGCGGGTGGTATTGCGCGACGAACTCCGGGGGATGCAACGCGAAGTTCAAAAAGGACGACGCGCGAATGACTCAACAGGACGCGACAACGGCAACAAACCCCGCCGATTTTTACAACACAGTAACAAAGATGGGGCACAAGCGGGCACTCGTCGCGGCAATGCTCGTAACGACCGCGGCGTCGGCTTTCTTTACGCAGGATTTAGAGGACGGCGCGTACTCCGGGCCGGATTTCCTCGAGGCGGAACAATGCGAAGCGATAGCCCGGGAGCTCGAGACGGTCGGCGGCGATATCGGGAAAATGCTCGCGGCTCTCGCGGTCTCTAATATTTACGAGCTCCGGGAGGTACACCTCCCGACAATTACGCAAGTTATCGACGGGCACAAACGAAGAAAAGGGATGGGGCGATAATATGGGAGACTTGAAACACCCCGACGAGGCGGCGGACCTCGTCGAACGCGAAGCGCTCAAAAAGGCGATAGACAAACACGGCCGCCGGGAGTTTTGCCAAACGCTAAAACTAAACTATATGCAGGTATCTAACCAACTCAACGGCGCGACGACCCTCCGCCGTTGTGTCGCGGAATACTATCGCGACGCGCTCGCAACATTGCAAAGCGGACGGCGGAAAAAATGAAAGAAACGCACTACTATTTTCCGCATGATATACGGGCCCGATCGGACCTTAAAATCCGGGCGGTCGTCTCAGAGTTCGGCCTCGCGGGGTACGGCGCGTGGTGGGTCGTTGTGGAGCTCCTCCGGGAAAGTGAAGGTTACCAACTCCCGGACGCGGCATGGTCCCGGAAAGCTCTCGCGGCGGAACTCCCGGGGATTGACGTCGAGGCGTTTCTCTCGCTTTTGATTGAAAGCGGGCTCCTCGTCTCGGAGGACGGGGCGCTCTCGTCACCGTCGCTTTTGCGGAGAATGGAAAAACTCGACGGAATACGGGAGAAAAGAGCGGCGGCGGGAGCTCAAGGCGGGAGACGCAAAAAAGCGGAGCCGGTCCCGGAATCGGTCCCGGAGACAACCCCGGAACCGGAGGAGAAAACGGCACCGGGAGTTATGGGACAAATGAGCCCGAACGCGAATGAGGACGAGCGGCTCCGGCAACTCGTCGAGCATATCGCGGAGGACATGGGAACGCGCTATCCGAAACCGTCGAACCGGTACGCGATAGAACAAGCGGCGGCGAAAGCTATCCGTTTTCAAAAATTGACTCTCGAAACCTATCGGGCGGGAATGGAATCATTTTTGAGGGAGTACGCGCCGTTTTGTTCGGTCGAGTATCTCCCGGCCCCGGAGAAATGGCTCGAGAAAAGTCGGTGGCTCGACAATTGGAAAGATTTAGGATTCACAAAGAGAACGCAATCGAAAGGGGCTCAAAATGGAGCAAGTAACGCGGGAGGAGTTTCGACTCTCATTAACCAACTTAACGGCGGCCGATAGATTCGACGACAGGCAACAAGCGGACCCGGGAAAAGAGCGGGCGGAGCGTCTCGCGCGGCTCGGGGTCCCGGAGAGATATATCGAACTCGAGATCGACCCCGCCGCCATTCCGGAGGCGGCTCGACAGTGGAGGACGAGACAAGGAAACCTTTTGATTTATGGCCGGGAGACGGGGACAGGGAAAACGACGACGGCGGCGTTTTTGTGTAAGCTAATAGCGGAGACCGTCACCTCGTTTCGTTTCGTCGGCGTCCCGGACCTAATAATCCGGGCCCGCGCGACATGGAACGCGAAGCGAGGAGGGGAAACGGAGGACGAGATAGTCGACAAACTCGTCCGGCCGGGGGTCCTTATTCTCGACGACCTCGGGGCGGAGCAATCGAGCGAAACCTCTCTGCAGTTACTTTATGCGGTTATAGACGGACGGTGGTCCCAAAACCGGAGAACAGTCGTAACGACGAACCTCGAACCGGCGGACCTCGTCGCGAGATACGGGGACAAAATAACGAGCCGGATATTTTCCGGGGTACAAGTACAATACAGCGGCAACGACCGCCGGATTTTTACAGCCTAACGAAAGGGCCGAAAATGTGGATTTTTACGAATAAAAGTTTTTTATCAGCAGTCAAACACCGGGACAAACCGGAGACAATTATCCTGCGGGCCCGCCTCCGGAATCACCTCGAGGAGTTTATCGGGGACAATTGTCGGGGAATATGGGTAATAAAAGGGGATAAAAAAGCCCGCGGCGTTTTTGCTCTCGAGGTATACGAGACCCCTTACGCAGATTACCGTTTCCGGGTCGAGCTCCCGGCGGAGGTATTCGAGGACGCGGTCCGGGTCGCGGCGTCTCGTATTACTTACGACAATTTCAAGAACTCAATAGAGGACGCGGCATACCACGACGCCGCGGTCGGCGTTTGGCGTGAAATGTTCGAAGCTCAAAGAGTTGAAGCCCGTCGAGATTGGGGCGGGGGCGTCAATGTAACACAAGAGGACGACGGGGAAATCGCATGAGTACAACAGCGGAACGAATGACAGCGGCGGAGCGAATCGCCGAAAAGCTCAAGGAAAAAGGGATCGGGCGGAAAAAGCTCGCGGAGATGGTCGAGGCCCCGGCGGACCGGGTCTATAAAGTTTTGGGACAATTCACGACAGGGAACGCGGAGGAGCTCGCGAAATGGGAGGCGGCCGTCGATAGCTACGCGGAGGGCGTTATCTTTGAACCTCGAAAGCCGGGGAGCGATATTTACCGGGTCACGTTCAAAGCCTCGGGCGTTATACTCGGGACCGTATTCCCGGGGAAAGGCGCGTACCGTTGGCAGTTACGAAAGGACGGAAAAATCGCCGACTCCGGACCGTGTAAAAGTTATCAAGAGGGCCGGGCGAATATTATTAACCGGGCGTTTTGCTAAAAATAAACTTGTAAAATATTTGTTTTTGTGTTATATTTTCAAATGTAACAAAGAGCGGCCCGGCGCTATCCGGGGAGAAAGCGGCGCGGGAGTTTATCCCGCGAGCCTCCCGGGGGGAAAGTCCTCCCGGGATTTATAACGGTTGTGACCTATAGAAAGGATGGGATTATGAAATACGAAGTCCAAGTGACAAGAGTTCAAAAATATATTCTTGAAATTGAGGCTGAAAGTGAAGATGAGGCTGAAAATATTGTAACGGCTACCATCGAAAATGACCCCAAGGGGACGGTTGACGGAGAACACATAGGGATAGAAGTTTTATAAAAACCGCGTGAATTGCGCGAGTTTAACGAGCGTCAAATCGACGCGATAGATGTATAAAAAAAACGACGAGGAGGTCGGAAAATGAATTATTCAAAAATGCAACCGGTACAAATGGCGAACCCTATCGAGGGGGACCGCCGCGGGCGTCTTATCACGATTGGGGGCTCTCAAATTGCGAGTATTCTCGGGCTCTCTCCTTTCGAAGGTTCGACGCCTCACTCGACGTGGTTATATTTGACCGGACGCGACTCCGGGAAAGTACAAACCGAAGCGATGGAAATTGGGATAGAGATCGAGGCATTTATAGCGGACCTTTACGCGAAGAAAACGGGGAGAACTCTCCGGGAATCGCCGAAACTTTACGGAGTGCAGAACGACGACGAGTACGGCGGCTATTTCCTCGGAGATTATCCGTGGGCGGCGGCCTCTCCGGACCGGATAGTCCTCGCGGACGCTCTCGAAACGGACGAGGGCCTCGAGATCAAAAACGCCTCCGAATACGTCGCGGACCATTGGGAGGACGGCGTCCCGAAATATTATGAAGTACAGGCCCGGTGGTACATGGCTTTAACCGGTCTGCCCGTTTGGCATTTTGCCGCGCTTATTGGCGGGAACAAATTCCGGACATTCACGGTAACAAGAGACCGGGACGAGGAAAACTATCTCCTCGAAACCGTCGGGGAGTGGTACGACAAACATATCGTAAACGATACGGAACCGGAAAAAACGGACGACGAGTTCAAGGACGCGGCCCGGGTCGAGATTGTCGGCGGGAAATGGGTCGGAGACGCGGCGGGGTCGGATTTTGTCGACGACCTATTCGAGGAGCTCGCGGAAGCTACACAACACCGGAAAGAATGGGAACAAATCGAGGAGGAGAAAAAAGCCCAAATATTGAGACATTCCGAAGGATTCGCCGGAATAAAATCGGTCTCCGGCCGGTCTTATATGAAATGGACGGTCGCGAAGGATAAACGGGTCGTCGATTGGGAGGCGGTCGCGATAGCTCTCGGTGTTTTCGGTTCTCCGGAGATTATAGAATCGAATACAGGGACGAAACCGGGCAACTCTTACCCGCGTTTTACGTTGAAATAAAAGCACATAGGCCCGGGGCTCTCCCGGGCCGTTTTCATTTTGTCAAAAAAAGAGTGGATAATCTCCGCGGATAGTGTTATATTTTCAAATGTAACAACAAACGACCCGGCGAACCGGGACACAGGACACCCCGACGGGGAAAACAAAAGGCGGACCAAATGACACAAGCGGAAAAAACAACAGCAAAAGAACAACTCGAGAAAATGCTCGCGAGCCTCGACCGGGACGACGCGAACCTCAAAGCAAGAACGACAGAACTCGACTTTTTTGTCGTAAAGCTCGGGGCCTCTTATTTAGTCGAAGAAAACGTAGACAAGAAGCTCGAGGACGGTATCTTGTTTCCTCACCTCGGGAACGCGACGACATACGCGGCTAAACACCACGCGGCGTCTATCGCAAACCGGGTGAAGAACGGAAACGGAGCCGGGAGCGTTGTTCTTAAATTGTCGGAAGCTATCGCGGCGGAGCTCAAAGAGAACGAGGAGTCTCGCGCGTTTATTATCGGCGGCCTCGAGAGATTAGATACAATTTAAGAGACAGGGCCCGGGGAAATCTCCCGGGCCATTCAAGAAAGCCCGACGGGCAAAACAAAGGCGGACAAAATGACAGAACGGGACAAACTAATCGAGGACGCGTGCGCGGCTATTTCGGCCGTAGAGATGTTCGCTTTTAATATTTTGGAAAATGCGAAAGCAAGACACCGGGCCGGGGCGGCTTTCGAAATCACGGCGAACGACCTCTCTTTTGCAATTCTCGAAGAGGTCGGGAGAAACCCGGGAGCAATCAAAACGGTATTTATAGCGGCGGCGGACACCGTCGAGGCATTAAGAAAAAACGACGAGGAGGTCGGAAAATGACAACAGCAAGCGTAGAACAAACGGCGATGGTTTTCGGGGCGGTAGAGTTCGAAAACGTAACGGAGAAAAGAGACCCGGTGGCGGTCGTAGTGGAGCAGTTCGAAACATTCCGGGCAACGGTCCCGGCGGTTCTCAAAATCAACACAGAGGACGAGCTCCTCGCGAGTGACGGGCTTTTGAAATCGGCGAAACGTCTCTACGTTTTCGCGGAGGACACGCGGAAAGAACTCGTCGGACCGCTAAACGGCGAAGTGAAGAGAATAAACGAGACCTTCCGACAAATAACCGGGCCTCTCGAGAGTCTCGAATCGACGATAAAGGCGGCTATTTTGGAGCACCGGAGAGAACAACAATGGATCGCCGACGAGGCTCGAAGAGTAGCGGAAGCGGCTCGACTCGCAAAAGAGGCGGAACTCCGGGCGGAAGCGGAAAAGCAAGCGCGACAGGCGGAGGAGAATCGGCTCGAGGCGGAGCGGAAACGCCGGGAGGCGGAGGAACTCGAGGGGAGAGAACGGGCGGCGCTTTTGAGAAGCGCGGCGGCGGACGAGGCCCGGGCCCAAAAACAAGACACGGCCGCGACGGAATCGGCATTCCTCGCAACGGCGGTGGCGTCGGTCCCGGTCGAGGCGAAAACACTCCCGAAAATAGCCGGGACCTCGGTCGCGACAACGTACAAAACCGGGGTAACTGACAAGGCGGCTTTTGTTCGTTGGGCTCTCGAAAATGGCGGCCTCCATTTCCTCGACATAAATATCGGTATGCTCGACAAAATGGCGGCAACAACGAAAGGCGCTCAACAATGGCCCGGCGTCGAGGTTCAAACGGTCGAGCAGGTTCGCTCGTCGAGAAAATAGTCTAACCGGCCCCGGGGGACCTCGGGGCCTTTTGGGGGTAAAATGGGAAAGGACGACGCGGGAGACCGCGAGGAGCAACTCGAGAGACTTTTCCGGCTCGTCCGGGGGATGCGAGTTTTTCAGAAAAAAACAGTATTTGCGCCGAACGATTACTCGAGACTCGACGAGGCGGAGCGGAGAGTCGACGCGGTACTATTTGAAAATAAGCGGCTCGAGTTCGACCTATCAATCGAGCCCGAAATAATACAGGCGAATATATTCGGACCTAACGGGGAGTTCTAAGCGTGAAACAGTACATAAAAAACTATTTTGATTCAATAGGGGAACCGCCAAACGAGAACGTCAAGTGCGAAGTATGCGGAGCCCGGGCGGTCGATATTCACCACATCGACGCGCGAGGCATGGGAGGTTCAAAGCTCAAGGACGGGGCGGAGAACCTCGTCGCGTTGTGTCGCTCGTGCCATGAGAAGTTCGAAGGGCGAAAACAGCACAAAGAACAGCTAAAAACAATCGCGGCGGAGAGAATGAGAAAGGCGGAAAAATGGCTTTCGAAAAAGTAAAAGGGAGCGGCGGGCCGTCAATCTCGGTCGAGTGCGTAGGTTTTGACGAGTGCAAACATTTTGTGGCCTTTGGTTCAAATTGTCGCTTTTACGATTGGAACGGGGACCGCAATATCTGTAAGTCATTAGAGGGAGCGGAAGAGGCCGTCCGCGAGGCATGGCTCCGGAATGAATTGTACACGGCGGAGGAGGTCGAGTAATGGAAAAGCAAACCTACACAATGACAGCCGGGCGGGTACGGGCGGGGAAACGCGAGAAAGTCGCGGCCGCGGTCGAAAAGCTCGAGGGCCCGGTCCTCGTCTCAGTTCGCCGGGAGGACGGGAAAATCGAAGTGCGATCAATGGCCCCGGCCGACGCGGCTCGACATATTAGGGGGCAGGAGTGAATAGCGGGGCGGCGGTAGCTCGCAAAAGGCCGCGAGACGTCGAGGGACCTCGACAGCGGGCGTTTTTCGAGGCGGTCGGGCATTTCCTCCGGCTCGACCCTCGATGGGACGGAATACACGCCATTCCGAACGGACACAAGCGGAGCAAATCGGACGCGGCGAAAATCAAAGCGGAGGGAGGCCGGGCGGGCGTTTGGGATATTTTCCTCCCGTTCCCGACAAAAGGGGCGGCGGGGCTCTACTTGGAGTATAAAGGCGCCGACGATTCGACGCTCTCGGAAGAGCAGAGAACATTCGCGAAGCTCCTCGCGCCTCGCGGGTATCGGTTCGCAATAGTTAGGGACGCGAAAGAGGGTGTGGAGGCGGTTCGCCGTTATCTCGAGACGGGGCTCGGGACGTATCACGGAGGAACAGGGCGAAAGCTCAAGACGAGAGACGCGGAGATCGAGCTCGACGAGAGGAACGTCGACGGGAGCAAAACAGCGATTTTGTATAAATACGACCCGCAACTCGTAACAATAAAGGGGGTAGGGTGTACGGATCAACCAAAACCGGAGTGATGAAGAGAGACCACGGGTACGGCGTGAACATTGATTACGGGGAAGAAACAACGGAGACGGAAAGCGTCGGGCCGTTCTATACTTTCGA